CCCCGCTGCCCGGAAACCATGCAAACATTATTCAGAAACAGGTGGATGTTGTCTTCACTGATGGTCAAATTTCGCCAAAGGTGGTTTAAAGCCTCGTCATCTTCCTAGTATCAATGAACGTATGAGAGCCTTTCTAAGTACAGGCCTTCCCCGAATTTGTTGATCACACGCTGAGCTTGGTACTTGTTGGCTAGTGCGATCCTTATGCAATCTCTGTGTCCGAGAAGTTCCGCGGCAGTAGAAGAGCGCTGTAACTTGGTCACAAGCTTGTTGACTGCTTCGTCCGGCTGCAGTTCTGCGTACGTTTTTACGGACACGCCCGAGATAGTCTTCATTTCCAACATCCGGCACGCTAAATTGGCAGAGGTATCGGTGTCAGACGCGGCCAAAACGGTGGTTATGTACGGGTTTCTGGCGTTGTTGACGATCCATTCCTTCATCTTTATAGCGAAGCGTTGAGTATTCAATGACTGACCTTCGGTTCTGACAGATTGTGGGGCTCTGAGAAAAGCCTGGGGGGATTGTTGTCTCATTTTTGTGTTAAGGAGCGAGTTAACGAGTGGGGCATTGTCCTGGTAATAGTGGCAGAAAGCTTTCAGGTTTCCGATGCTGGCACTGAGCGGGTTAAATGATTCGTTGGTGGCAATTTGCAGGATTGAGCGCACTGATAACCCACCTAACGCGACCGGGAAGATTGCACAGAGCACCTGCGTGTCATCAAACACACCCTTGTAGCCAGACCAGCGTTTCATCGTCTTGAATACCTCCATGATGTAAGAAGCATAGGTGGTACGATAGGCTGAGCCTGCTTTGATTGCCCCTTGCGCTTCCCCGGAAATTGCATCAAGATCATCCATGATAGTGCGCCCAGGAACATCATTCAACTTACCCAATCTGAGGAAAGCTTTCAAGCCTGGAGTCACCTTGAAGCCTTTGTAGTATACCTCGTTCAAGTACTGGAAGAGGTGTTCTGACACGAATGTTTTGTCCCAAGAGATTGCGAGCCCAACCATGTTATAGACCTCTTCGATTTGCTCAATGCAGGTCCAGATCTGTTCATCAGTTGCTTTCCTGTCAAACTCCAGAGACATGCCTCCATCATCTATCAACGCCAGAAGCTTGGCCCCTTTCTGCAGCAGTCCCTTCTTCCTGCACACGGAGATAGCGTAGGACATCACCTCGATATGCATCGCAGTATTGGTCTTTGCGTCGTAACCTTCCAAGTCCTGACCAGGGTTGACATACTCGTGATGTACGTTGTGCTTGAGGAAAGCCAGTCTTGACCCATTGGTAACTCGCAAAAGCTTGTTGATATGTGGAAGCCCGAATGCATAAGACCACTGTTGGTATGACATCTCTTTCAGCTTTGGATTCATCTTAGGCGAC